CGGCTCGACGGGGGGGGGGGGGGGTCTAGGAGACGCCCCAGGATGCCCCTGAGACGCGCCAGAACGGCCCAGGAGCGCCGATCGTGGTGCGGGTGGTGTCCACCCACAGGGGTCATCGTTCAGCGCCTCCTGCGGCCTCTGGTGCAGCCGGCGCCGCCGCGGTATCTGCGTCAGCTTGTGAAATCGGATCTTTAATCCGAAGCACTCCGTCAGAATCTGCTTGCATTTCAAGCACTTGCGAGCGGTCGCCGCCAATTTGTGCCTGCGTTGCGCCGACGTTGCGACCGCCCAGCCAGCCTAATTCGATCTTGACCGTGCCGTCGACGTTTGCTTGCACCTGGAGCGGCAATGCTTTCATCACCATCGCCGCGAAGATCTGCCGGTCCTGAATGCCGCCGCGGCTGCGCTCGAGCAACCAGCCGGCCAGGCCGCGCGGGTGGCACTCATGCGAGGCTTTCTCGACCGCTTCTCGGATCGAACGCGTCACGCGGTTCGGCGTGCCCTTGGGGCGTCCGCTGGGCGTCGGCGTGCCGTTCAGCGGGCTAACGCCGCGGGGCGCTCGGTTTCGCGCCGGTTTTTCCTGGATTGCTTGTTGTGCCTCACTCATGCCCCCATTTTGCCACCCATTTTTGACAATGTCACAAACGCGCCAGCAAACGCGCCCGCGCACCCAGCCCGCGCAACCTTGCGCAACCTGCGCGCGCTCTCCCCATACCCCTACTAAGTGCTAGCACGCGCAGGAGAAAACACCCCCTCCCTTAGGGGGGAGGGGTGTTATTTCTCCATCCTGCGCAACCTATGCGCGAGCATGCGCAACCTATAGCGCGCGCACAGCTCGCGCAGCGCGCGCAAACAAAAACCCTATCAATCGTCGGGCCGCGATAGAAACAATTCATGGATGTGCCGCAATAATCCGTTGACATCGCGATGCGATTCGCACATCATGCGTTTACGGCCACGCGGTCGCAACGATGCAAACAAACAAACACAACGAGGTTAACGATGCTACGAATCAGCAAAACCAGCAAGCTTGACGGAATCCTGTCCTGGTCACTTCAGGCAATCGACACCTGCCCCGGCAGCAAGGGCCGCGACGGCCAGCTAGTTGAAGCGTGCCGCGGATGCTACGCGACGACCGGAAACTATCGTTTCGCTAACGTCAAAGCGCCACGCCTTGAGAATCGCGACGATTGGAAGCGCGACGGGTGGGTTGACGACATGGTGGCCGCGCTCGAGTCGCAACGGTATTTTCGCTGGTTTGATTCCGGCGATTGCTACGACTATAGGCTGGCAGAAAAGATCCTCTCGGTCGTGCAATTGACCCCTTGGGTCAAGCATTGGATTCCGACGCGCATGCATAAATTCCCGAAAGTCGCGCGCGTACTCGAGCGCATTGCAGCGCAACCTAATGCGGTCGTGCGGTATTCGGCAGACGAGGTATATACGGCCAGCTATTCGGTGCCTAAGTCGGGCCATCATTCGGGAATCATTGCCGACGCTAGCGTGCGCACAGATGCGCGCGTTTGTGAAGCATATTCGCGCGACGGTAAATGCGGCGGTTGCCGCGCATGCTGGGATAAGTCGGTCGGCGCAATCGCCTATCCGGCGCACGGCGCCAAAATGTCCAAGGTTATCAATCTTAAGCTTGCTGCTTAATCAAGGGGATAAATCATGAATGCACGATTGATCGGAAAAGACGCGCGCGGGCGCAAGCTATACCGCGTGCCTGTGCGCGTTACTTTCAATAACTCAAGCGGTTCGATTGACGATTGGATCGCGCCGCCCTATGTCGAATTCGACGTTATCGCGCACAGCGCAGCGGACGCGGCGAACTGGGCGGCGCGCGAGTATGAAACGCGGCCCGAGTCGGAAATCGTCGCATTCGGACCGCAAGGGGGGCGCACGCGGCGGTTTATTAGCTGGGAGCGCGCAGTCTACGCGGAGATGATGACGCGCGGTTTTAGCACCGCGACATTGATTTAAGGGGCGAACCAATGAATCTTCGCATCGTCTACAACAAACTTCTCGGCGCCTGGTTCATCGTGCGCGGTCGGCATCAGGCGCCTATTGGCGGGCGGTTCGAGTCGCGGGCCGCTGCGCTCGCCTATCTACATTCAAGGGGATAAATCATGACCCGCCAATCAATCCTAGACTGGGCAATCGCCCTTGCATTCGGCGTCGCGCTCGGCGCCGCGGTCGCACTCAACATTTAAGAGGAAAAATTGTTTACTGATAAGCAATCCGCATCCTGCCCGCGTCCGTAAGCTCAATCGTCTTTGCAACATGCCGCGACGGCCCCTGATAGTCACGCTCGACGATCAGGCCGTCGCGCTGCATCGCAAACAGCAGCGAGAAGAAATCCGACCGCGCGATCCGCGGGAATCCTGGCGCGCGCTGTAGCACTCGGAATGCGTTGTTGTTGCTGGTCGCACTCATGCTTAGGCGTTGCCCTGCTTTAACCGCATCCTCAATCAATCGAAGAATCACACCCTGGTTATGATTTCGCACCACCGCCGCCGCGGCAGCAGCGCCAGGAATCGTTCCAAACTCCCTGAATATGTGCGAGCCAGCGTCATACTCGATTGATACCGCGGGCGATTTCGGCCCGACGTTGCACTTCTCATGCTTGAGCACAATCTCGCGGTCGTCAGCCAGCACCATCGCCCACCGCGACCGCGCCGTGTTATTCCAAGCAGTCGAACCGCTAAAAGTCGAATCCGTATCGTTGCCGGCCCCCGAGCGCACCGACGCCTTATCGACGTGCGCCAATAGCAGAATCGCCGCGTCCGTGCCCGACGCAATTGTCTTCAAGCACCGCAAGAACCCTCGCACCGTCGCGCGGTCATTCTCATTGTCCGCGTACACGTCAGACGCATTGTCTACGATCACCACAGACGGCCGCACGCGCGCCACAGCATCCGCAAACCATTGCATGCGCACGGTCGGCGCACCGTCGCGCCACAAGACCGAATCCTGCTCAGACAGATCAAACACGACCAAGTCGCGGTGCAGTGCCTGCAAGCTGACATCAGAAGCTCGGCAGATGTTCGACACGCGCGCATGCACCAAGTCCGTCCCATCCTCAGCCGAGACGACCATCACCGACCCCTGCGCGACCGGCAACCCCAGCCACGGCGAACCCTGGCAGATCGAGACGGCCATCTGTAGCGCCGCGGTCGACTTACCGACGCCGCCATTGGCCGACAGCAGGGTCACATGCCCGCGCGGCAGCCAACCCTCAACAGCCCACTCAACTTGGCGCGGTTCACGGCCAGCAAGCGCCATCCAGTCGAGCGGGACCGGATCACCCGGCGCGGCCTCGGCAGGCTTGCCTAAATTGACCGTCACAGAGACAGGCGCACGCTCAGCCGGCGCGAACTTTTCAGCACTCTTTACTGCTCGCGGAATCTCAGCCCGACGCGCCTGCCAGCGCAGGATCTCTGACTCCGGCCCGACAGGCTTTGACGCATCCATCAGCGAGTACAGATAGCTGACCGCCGCGCCTGGGAACATCCCGCCCGCGACCAATGACGCCGCCAACTTGATCAGGTTGTCGTGATACGCCCGATCCTCAAGCGGCCCCGTAATGCCGGACACGAAGTCACCCGCGTGCGACCCCTGCCCTGCCCCTGACCCAGTTGTCGAAGAGGTGGTCTTCACCACCTGCCGCAGCGCAGCAAGGTCAACGCCCAATGACGCAACCGCATCATCCAGCGAATACCGGATCGACGGGTTCCACTGCTCAAGCTGGACCGTCCACGGCCCCGCATCGCGCGGCTTTGTGTTCATCCCCCGCGGCAACCGCAACAGGCGCACCGCGTTGTTGCCCGACTTGTCATTCTTAATCAGCCCGCGACCGGACAGGTGCATCATCACCCGATCAACCAGGTCAAGGTTCGAGCAGTCAGGGTCATTCGGATCGAGCAGGATGCCGACCTGGAACTTGCCGGGCGAAGTCTGGATTGAGTAGCTGAACTGCCCAATGTCGTCAGGCTGCACGTCGTCCACGACGAGCGCCATCAACTGCACAAAGGCAGACTTGCGCCTGACCATCTCGCCATCGACAAGACCAAGCAAAGCCGGACAGAAGTAAGTGTTCTCACTTACTGCGCGATCAATCAGCCCAGCCTGCGCCGGACCCCCGTTGTAGGGTCTGCCCGACCATACATCGGGCGGCGCGTCTGAAGGGTCAGCGGCGAAGGTACAAACCCACCCGTACTCTCCCTTGGGTATTTGCCCGTAAAGCTCGGCCAAGAAGTCGGAGTTCGTCATCTCGAGGCCGATCACTCTTTAACCCCGCATGCCGGCCAGATCGGCCAGCTTGATTCTGATGTCGTACCGCCGCGCCATAGAAAGAAGTTTCGGCCAGTGCTGCTGCGGGATCATCCCGCCAGTGCCGCCGGGGCGCTCGGAACACCACCGCGACAGAGTCGAGCGGTCAAGCCCCAGATGGGCACTGACCGGCCCCTTTCCACCAAGACGCTCAAGCACCGAATACGCAGGTTCACACTTATGAACGGTCGGGATCATTACTTTTTCTCCAAGCAGATGGGATTGACTCAATGTGGATATTCTGACACGATCGCCCGCGCATCCGAAATTTCGCCCATGAACACCGACTGGTTCCGGCACCTGATGGCCGCGCGCAAGCTCTCGCAGCGCGGTCTGGCGAAGCTCCTTGACCTTGATCCTGCGGCAGTCTCGCTGATGATGCGCGGACAACGCCGCATGACCAACAACGAGGCCCACCAGATCAGCGTCATCCTCGGCGTGCCGATCACTGAAGTGCTGCGCCAGGCCGGCATCGAAGTGCGCGACGATGTGCGTCACGTCAAGGTCGCTGGCTTCATTGATGAGCATGCCGTTGTCACGTTGTTCCCCTCGCGCACACATGACAAGGTCATCGGCCCAGCCGACTGCCCCGAGGGCACCTACGCCCTTCAGAAGCGCACACCGAACGCGCCGCAAGACGGGTGGATGTACTTCATCTCGCCAGCCGAGGACGACCCCCGCGCGCACCTTGGCAAACTGTGCTGCCTCGCGCTTGAGAACGGCGAGCACCTGGTCACGTTCCTCCACCGCGGCTATCGGACCGGCACCTTCAACCTGATCCGCTGCACCGGCAACGCGCAACGCACAGACGCCAGCGTGACGTGGGCATCGCCGGTCTTGTGGGTCAAACCTCTGTAGTAAAAAACTAGGCATTTACTCTTTTTACCACGAACTGTTGCGCTTTACTCATCGGTGTGTTTTAATCTCCTTGCGTTCTCAAAAACAAGGAGTGAACGATGAACGATGCAACAACAAGTACCAAGGCGGTTTATGTCACCGGGGCCGACGTGGCCTCAACCTGGCAGCGGCTTACTGGCTGGGTTCCTCCCAGCAAAGACCCGCGATACATCAAGAAGTGGCTGGACTTCCAGCTTGATTTCATTGAAGCGCGACGCGAAGCAATCACGTCGCAGTTTCAAGTCAGGCAGGAGGGCTGACCATGATCACACCGGAAGCGCGCGTGCTGTACGCGGTCGTCAATCAAGCAATCGTTGACGCCTGCGAGCGGCCCATCGTCAAGCACCGCGGGCGAACAGATTCGCTGGAAAACTTTGAGTTGTCAATGCACGCTCGGTCGGCAATGAACTTTTTGTTTACTAACCTATCGGACGCCTATCTCAAGTGGCTGGACATTGATCCTGACTGGCTGCGGCGTGAATTGCTCGAGGTCATGTATGAGCGTCGCAAGCAACCTACCGCTGCCGAGCTGAGGGGCAGGGGCGGCGACGCCGGTGGCGCTGTCGAGCGCATTGATGAGTACGCGCGGCGAGCATTCAGGATGAATTATCAACTGTGGAAGTTGTCACCAGAAGAACCAATCCCAATGCCTCGCGACAGCGAAGGCGATATGCGCACCGTCAAGATTGTCAAAGTCAAAAACGAAGTGAAGAAAGGAACTGGTGATGCAACAGGAAATACAGGACTCAGCAGAAAAAACAAAACCCGCCAACCCGCTGGATCTATGGCAATACGGGCCATTTCTTCTTTCGCAGCGAGCGGACGGATTGATAGCTCTACCGGGCGGTGGGTCAATCACGGCGATGGATCTGTATCGGTCGGGGTTTCAGAAAAAGTGGCGAGTCGCAAGACCAGGGGAGCGAAAGCATGACGAGACGCCAGATGGAAGATGTCGTCATTGCGGTTGCACTTGGCACAGTCGCAGTGTTCTGCGCAGCCCTTTTGATATGTGAGTGGATTTTCGGAGTCCCGCAATGACGCTTGACCAACTCTCCCAGCAGTGGCTCGAGTACAAGGCGCAGGAGGACACGGCGCGCGACAACCGCGTCGCGATTGAGCAGCAGATCCTGGCCCTGCACGCGGCGCCCGAGGAAGGCAGCGAGTCATTCGCCACTGACAACGGCGCCCGCATCACCGTCACCGGCAAGCTCTCTTACAAGGTCGACATTGATCGACTGATTGGACTGACGGCAACCTGGCCTGAGTCCGCGCGGCCATTCATCAAGAAGGTCGTTGTTGACGAGACGAAGCTCAAGGCAATCCGGCGCGAGACGCCCAAGCTCTGGACGCTCATCGCGCCAGCAATTGAAACGAAACCCGCCAAGACTGGCGTAACCATACGAACCAAGGATTAACGATGGCATTCGACTTAAAGAGTATCCGCAAAAACACCTCAATCGCCGCACCGCGTGTGATGGTCTACGGAGTTGAGGGCATCGGCAAGAGCACCTTCGCGTCAGGCGCAAAGAACCCGATCTTCATCCTTACTGAAGATGGCCTGGGCAGTCTGGCCGTCGATCACTTCCCCGTTGCAAAGACCGCGGCTGATGTGCTCGACGCGATCGGCACACTGATCAAAGACGACCACGACTTCAATACCGTCGTCCTGGATAGTGTGGACTGGCTTGACAACCTGATCTGGACCGACGTTGAGGCGACCCACGACGCCAAGGATCTCGCTTACGGCAAAGGCGCAATGATCGTCGCCGAGCGGTGGCGTGATGTGCTGGCAGGGCTGAATCATCTGCGCAATGAAAAGAGCATGTGCGTCATCCTGATCGCGCATACACAGATCAAGCGGTTTGATTCGCCCGAGGTCGAACCGTATGACAGATACCAGCCCAAACTGCAAGAACGGTCCAGTGCCCTGATTCGCGAGTGGTGCGACGCGGTGCTGTTCGCGAACTACAAGACAATCGTCAAGAAAGATGACCTCGGTTTCAACAAGACCAACAACCGAGGTGTCACAACGGGCGAGCGCCTGTTGTTCACCAGTGAGAAGCCGGCCTACATGGCAAAGAACCGTTACTCACTCCCAGAATCGCTGCCCATGTCCTGGGAAGCATTTACCCAAGCTATCAACTAAGGAAACCAAAATGGCACTCTTCAACTTTGACGCAACGACAGTCGAACCGCAGAAACCGCGCGCGTATGGCCCGCTCCCCGCTGGCGATTACGAGATGATCGTTGCCCGCTCCGACATCAAGCCAACCAACGCCGGCACAGGCCACTACATCGAACTCGAGATGCACGTCGTCAGCGGCGAGCACTCAGGCCGGCGCCTGTGGGAGCGGCTGAACGTGGACAACCCCAACAAGACCGCTGAGGACATCGCCAAGCAGGCGCTGTCGGCGTTGCAGATCGCGGTCAATGTTCCGAACATGAGAGACACCGAGGAACTGCACGACAAGCCTTTCATCGCGTCGGTCGCGATCGACCGCAAAGACCCTGAGCGCAACCGGATCATGGGCTACACGTCCGCGAGCGGTGCCGTGACCGCAAAGCCGGCACCCGTCAAGGCTGTCCCGGCAGCCAAGGCAGCAGGACGGCCCTGGTAATTGTCTCCCCTTTCCCGTCGCGTTCAACCGGCGCGGCGGGTTTTTTATACGAGGCAACGATGGCACAAATCCCAGAATCCAAGCACACCACCGCACACGCAATCGTTCAATGGTACGAACGCAAACCGCAGGAACACCGCCCGCACATGGGCGCGTCCATCATCGGCCACCCCTGCTCACGCAATGTCTGGCTGACCTGGCGCTGGGCCATGAAGCCCACGTTTGAGGGCCGCGTGCTGCGCCTCTTTGACACCGGCAAACGCGAAGAGCCACGCATCCTCGAGGAGTTGCGCGGCATCGGCGCCGAGGTCTGGGACACTGATCCCGCGACCGGCAACCAGTGGACCGTCAGCGCACACAATGGTCACTTTGGCGGCTCGCTTGACGGCGTCGCCAAGGGACTGCCCGAGGCACCCAAGACTGCCGCGGTGCTCGAGTTCAAGACGCACTCATCCAAGTCGTTTGCTGACCTAGTCAAGAACAAGGTCGAGGCCAGCAAGCCGCAGCACTATGCGCAGATGCAGGTCTATATGGGCCTGATGGAGTTGACCCGCGCCCTGTACATCGCAGTCAACAAGGACACAGACGATCTGTATACCGAGTGGGTCGAGTTCAACAAGGAGGCATTCGACTCGCTGATGGTGCGGGCCAGCATGCTGCTTGAGTCGCCCGTGCCACCGCAGCGCATCAGCGATGACCCGTCGCACTGGCAATGCAAGTGGTGCTCATTCTGGGCGCACTGCCACAACAACCAGGCCGCGGAGGCGAACTGCCGCACCTGTTCTCATTCGACGCCTGTTGCGAATAGCGAATGGCGGTGCGAGTTTCACCAGGGCAACCCGCCGCTGGACGCCCAGCGCAAGGGCTGCGGCGATCACCTAATGATTCCGGCACTGGCGCCCTACGGCGAGCCTGTCGATGGCGGCGAGGGCTGGGTCGCGTACAGGCACAGAGAGACTGGTGCCCTCTTCACCAACGGCGCGGAGTCGGTCAAGGACTACGGGCCGGTGTTCAGTTCCAAGGAACTGGAGCACTGCCCCGGCTCACTGCTCGAGGGGGCGGCAGAACTCAAGGCTGAGTTCCCCGGCGCCAAAGTGATCAGCGGCACGTTTGCGTCGTCGTTCGATGACCTGGCAACCCACCCTGACGACATCCCGATTAAGGCTGACGCACCTAAGAAGAAGGAGGCACGCAAGAAAGTCAGCGACGCTCTCAAGGCGCTGGAGGAGCAGCAATGAGGCGCGGCCATGTGATGTCTTTCGGCGCGGTCTTGTTCTGGTGGGCCGCCAGGGCCATTGGACTTGGCGTCGCGCTCAAGGTGCTGTACCTGCTGGTGAATTTTGGCTGGGGGTTGTTATGAGTTTCATCATCGGAGTCGATCCCGGCGCGTCAGGCGCCGTGGCAATCCTCGAGCGCGACGGGCAACTGGTGCATGTTTTTGAGATGCCGTCCGTCGAGTTGATTGTCAACAACAAGGCCAAGCGCCGGATCTCGCCTGAGATGCTGGCCGCGGACCTGAGACTGTACGCAGTCAAGGCAACGATCGCCTACGTTGAGCAAGTCAATGCGATGCCAAACCAAGGCGTGACCAGCATGTTCGCATTCGGCCAAGCATTCGGGATTGTGCAAGGCGTACTGGCTGGGCTGGCGATACCGGCGCAACTGGTGCCACCGGGGAAGTGGAAGAAGTGGCACAACCTGTCGCCCAGCAAGGACGCCTCACGCGCCAAGGCCGCGGCGATCTGGCCTGATATGGCCGGCGAGTTCCGGCGCGTGAAGGATGACGGCAAAGCAGAAGCAGCACTCATCGCACACTGGGGGTTACATGCCTAGAGACTTCAAAGACTGGCGCGATGCGTATGAGCATCAGGAGCGCCTTGAGGAAGAGATCAACCGGGCCATCCGCGAGCGCCAAGCGCGTAAGCACCCTGACCCGCTTGACCCTGAATATGACGAAGAGTTCTGGGAAGAGGATGAAGCGTGACCAATACGCAGCGGCGAATTTTTCACCGCCTGTCGGAGCTTAAAACTCCGCAGTCGGTTGCGATGTTGGCCGGGTATTTCTTTCTGTCACGCAGCGCGGTCTACAACGCACTGATCGACCTTGAAGAACTTAACCTGGTCGAGCATCTTGGATATGGCAAGGGTTGGAGGGTTTTGAGGTAATGGCAAGCACAATCAAAGAAGCAATGACAGGGGAAATCGCCGCCACCGGTAAACGCTGGTGCTCGGCGTGTCAGATGACAAAACCCGTTGAAGGCGGCGTCAAGACGCCAAGGATGTGGCGCTGCAAACGATGCGTGGAAGTCCGCAAACAGGCAATGAGGAACAGATGAGCGAATCAGACAAGACTGAGTGCTGCGGAAACTGCGCATGGTCAGGGCCTCCGGCAAAGATTTGGGACATCATCATCCGGCGCTGTGAACTGGACGGCACTGGCCGGCCTGAGAAGTATCGCTGCGACGAATGGGAGATTAGCCCCGCCAAGCGTGTTGACGTTTCCTCACGATGATGAGATGATGTCACCACCATGAACGGAGCACAACGATGACGATCAAGAAACGCGGTGGCAGCTACTGGATTGACGTGTGTATCAACGGCGTCAGGCACCGGGAGTCGCTCAAGACCTCTGACCCCAAGGCGGCCAAGGAGCTGCACGACATCCGGCGGGCTGAACTGTGGCGGGCGCGGGTGCTCAAGGAGCGGCCCAAGAAGAAGTTCTCAGACGCCACCAAACGCTGGCTCATCGAGCGCGCCCACAAGCGCAGCATCCGCGACGACCGCGACAAGATCCGCGTCCTTGAGCCGATCCTGGGCGACAAGCTGCTGACCGACCTTGACCGCGACACGATCGAGGCGTGCCTGCCGACCGACGTGAAGCCGGCTACCAGGAACCGTTACCGGGCGCTGGTCAGGGCCATCCTGCGCGCTGCCGAGCGCGAGTGGGACTGGATCGTCAAGGCGCCGGCCCTGCGGGTTGAGGCCGAGCCGCGCCGGCGCGTCGCATTCCTGACACGCGAACAGGCCGAGGCACTGATCGCCGCGTTACCGGAAAAGTACCGTTGTCCAGTCCGTTTTGCATTGCTCACCGGGTTGAGAAAGTCGAACGCGCTGGGCCTGCGGTGGGAAAATGTGAACTTGGACAAGGGCATGGTGATCGTCCACGCTGACGAAGCCAAGGCCGGCGAGCGCATCCTTGTGCCGCTCAACAGTCAGGCCAAGGAGATGCTGGCGGCACTGCCAGGCGAGCGCCAAGGCTTTGTTTTCAAATGCCCGACGCGGGTGTCGCCGTCAGTCTGGAAGAAGGCTTGCACGGTCGCTGGCGTGCCTTGGCTGCGGTTCCATGACCTGCGCCACACCTGGGCCAGTTGGCACGCGATGGCCGGCACGCCGCTGTCAGTGCTTCAGGAACTGGGCGGCTGGCACTCGGCGTCGATGGTGCAAAAATATGCCCACCTGTCGCCTGAGCACCTGGCCGCGGCGGCCGAAAAAGTCCTCATTTGAGCGGAGTTTTTGGCACGTTTTTGGCACAAAATAGAGGCAGGCGCGCGTAAGTGTGGAGGCGGGAAGGAGAATCGAACTCCTGTACACGGATTTGCAGTGCTACAGCAGCAAAAATGTCTCGGAAAATCAACGACCGTCACATTAAGATTTCCCCGCCAGGCACAGAAAACGGCACAAAACTGGCACAGGGAATCTACACCATCAGCGCCGCCTCAGCCTGCCGGCGCCTGACTAGCCCCGGCAGCACGCGCCCGCCGGCCTTAGTCCACAGCATGAACGCGGCGGCTGCGCCTTCCCAGTCCTCGCGCTGGACCCTCATTCGGACGCTCGAGCGTTGGAAGTTTCCGAGGCCGACGTTGTAGCTGAAAGAGACGCAAGCGTCGAATGGGCCTTGATGACCATCAAGAGCGGGAGCAAGTCGAAGAACACCACGCTCAAACACACCGACATCAGCCTCGAATAGCGCATCGATCTCATCCTTGCTGAATACGCGGTTGTCCTCTGGGCGCAGCGGGTATTCCTTGCGGATCATCGGCGGCTGGCGCTCTGGCGATCGCGTGACCGGCAACCGGATCTGCGGCTGGTACAGGACGTGCCCGTACCCGATTGTCCAGATGTGAGCCGGGCACAGATAGGGCCGCTGCCGGTATCCCTCGAACTGGTGCATAACTGAGGCACCAGCGGGCGACAGCTTCATTTCTTCCAATTCCTGGAGCCAAACCAGAACCCAATGATGCCTCCCAGCATCGCCATCTCATCGTCAGAAAAAATGACCGTGGTGATGCTGATCAAGTCCTCGATGCTGCTCACTAGGTCCGGGTGCGCAAAGACGTAATAAGTCAACGCGACGTTGATTGCAATGAGTTCAATGATCAGCAGGTACGTCACTGTCGGCCTGACAGTGCCGACATAGTTGGCGACCCAGCGACTTGCTCTCTCAAGCACCTTCTTGTCGTGATCAAGCGCCGCGACCGTCATCTTTGCATCGGTCTGCATCGCGACCTGATCTGTGCGGATCTCTTCCATCCGCGCCTGGGCAGCGAAACCCTTAGCAGCAAGCTCAAGCTCGCGCTCAGTCTGAATGCGCGCCAGGTCAAGTTCATGCCGCTTGTCTTGCTTGTCCTGGAAGAAGTCGAGCAGCTTTGGCAGTCCAGAAACCAGCAGACCGCCAAGCGTTGAAATCAATGACAACATCAGACTCTCCCCAACAAACGGACGCTGATCCAGGTTATGACTGCCGCGATTGCCGTGACAAGGATCGAAATCAGCGTGTACTGCGCGAACGTCTGAATCACTTTGATTCGCTCAATCCTTGCCTGAATCTCAGCGCGTCGTTTTGCTTCCCGGTTCCGTGCAGCCTTAGCCTGAAACGCCAGCCAATCTTCCCACATACCGGGGCGACCCGCGTAGATCATCTCTTCACGAAGGTGTTCTTCCTGTTGACGCAACTGCTCTAGCGCCATGAACTCTTCAAGCTCGCTGCGGTTTGCTTTGCTGGATTTCTTATTGGCCTTTTTCTGAATCGCGGCTTTGGCGTCAAAATACTCAAAGACTGCTTTCCCGGCGTTCATGATTTCACCGGAATTTTTGATCGAAGCTTTGATGACCTGAAACGCTGCGTTAGCCGCCGCCAATTCCGCAAGCATTTCAGACCTTCAGAACAAGCCCCAGCAGCAACAGGATGCTTGCACCGGCGGTCCCAATCAGGATTTTCTCAAGCCGCTTCAGGCGAGCGTTGATCCCAGCGTACCGCTCGGCACAAACAGCTTCATGCACAGACAATTTTGTTTCGACGCTATTCACCACAATTCATCCTCAAGGCGCATCAGGCCACGTTACATTCCAGGGGAACCCACCCTGCGCGGTAATGTCCCGCAACGCCTGACGGTAAGTCATCCATACTTGAGGAAGCTGAATCCCTAGACCGTCGTTGCTGGCGTCAATTGCTTTTAATGTCACCCAGTCGCACTCAGCCAGCTTTCGGTCACGCTCTGCGCGGACACTCTTGGCTTGCTCGGCGTCTTTCTGAGCTTTGTACGCGGCTTCCTGCTGTGCCGCTGTAGCTTCATCGTTATCTGTGAAGATCGGCCCAAGGACGTACTTTGTGTACCATTTGCCGTTGATTTGCTCGATCCCGGCAGCTTGGCTGTACTGATACTGATCCCCGCCGCTTGCTTGCGGACCTTCAAAGATCACATCAATGCCAAGAGCTTCACAAATTGACTCATCCCAAACACGGGGCAGCGAGGTGTTTGGGTGCAGTTTCCTGATGTCGCCTTGAGTTTTGACTTCACCAGTTGATCGGATGCGATAGTTCATGTTGTTTCCTTACGCGATTGCCAAGTTGTTACCGTAGCTAAAGCCAAACTTGTTGTGCCTTGCTCTCCACTCAATTGTGGGCTGTTTTATGCCCGTTGCTTCAGCAGCAGCTTTGGCAGTTACAAAATATCCTTGCGGCGTTGTAACACCCATTGCCTTGTAGTGATTTGCACCGCCAATAGCCGCGCTTATCTTGGCCTTAACTTCCGGCCTGTGCATGGGATTTTTTTCGCCACGCGACCATTCATGCGGCTTTCCCATATGCGCTTTGGAAATTTTGTCGCGCACTTCTTGAGTCATTTCTTTTCCAAGATTTCCAGCCCTTACGTTTTCACGGCCAGTGCCAATAAACACGTTGCCGACTTCATAGGGACCAATATCACCGTTTCGGCACATACAAAATTTGTCTGCACCACGGCCACGCTGGTCCAGCTTGCCGGATTCAGTCCAAATGGATAACCATTGCTCAAATGAAAGCAAAAATGGTATGCCACGGGCCAAAGCATTTTGTTCTTGCATTTTGTATTTGTTTGTCAATGTTGTCCGGCGTTTCCCCGCAGCAGCGTTTCTTGCTGGCCTTTGGCATTCACGGCAAACCCGTCGATACAGTCCATTGTCCTTTCTAAATTCAAATGCCGATAGTTCTTTTTCTATTCCGCATGTTTTGCAAGTTTGCATGGCAACTCCTTGTTAAGTTATTGCCAAGTATACCATACTCTACGCCACGGCAAAAAAGATAAATGTCCCGCCAGACGCATTGATCGCTGCCGGGGCGGTGCTGCTGATTTCAAACCCAGCAGAGTAGGTGTCAACGTAGTCGGTGTTAGTTACTTCAGCCGCTGTGCTGTTCAAGAGCAGGTACGGGTCGTTACCAGCCACGATGCCACGGGCGCTGTCCCACACATACCAGTCACCAGTGCTGTCGGTGCGTTTGATCAAAACGAACCTTGCGCCACCTGTGAAGCCGCAGTTGATCTGTTGGGTTGTGCCAGTGCCTGTGTAGCTACCAACCTTGCTCACGCCGGGGACGGTGGCGAAGAGGTAGGCGACGTATGTTCCGCCGTTTGTATTTAGTGATGTGCCGTAAACTTGGAATGAGGAACTAGTAGGAGTTGCGTTGTTAAAAACGCCACCAGCTGTACTGGCATCAGTTGCGTTAAGCACCAAATAATTTGTTGCCCCAATCCCAGCGCTATATACAAGCCAACTTCCAGTGTTGTTGCGCCGCTTTACAATCATTAGTTCTGGGACTGCTGCAAGATTATGCGTAATTGTTTTTGGGTTTGATCCATCCCCCGTATAGCAAACCTCATCAAAGAAGCCGGGGGCGCGGCGAAACTGGTATGAAACGTAAGATTTGCTAGAAGCGTTGTAACGAGAAGAATACGGTGTAACAAGAATTCCAGAATTTGATTGGAACTCATTTTCCATATCTGGGTTGGTCCACCCCGTGTCAGCGCCCTCTGCACCAGTGGAGTTTGTTACTAAACTTCTCCCGCCGCCACGCAATCTATCTTGAACGTAATTTTGGCGATAGGCTTCCGTGCCGTCGTTGCGATCTCTAATGTATGCAAAATCCGTTGCAAAACCAGAACTGATAAGGCGGCTTGTAGCGTTATCGCCAGTGTATGTATCTGGATCAAACACACTCGTCCCAGTCGTCGGCGTCTTCATCGGGCCACGGCGGATGGCTATGTAGATGTAGGTTCCTGCTGAAAGACCGCTATTTAAACTTAATCCAGTCGCAGTAATGTTTCCACGAAGATTAGTTGTTTCTGCAAAACTTGCGCTTGGGTATAGATATGTAAATATGCCAGTTGCACTTGCGCTTCTCATGGTGTCAGTGAGTTCCCATTCTGCGGCGGCATCTGTGCGTTTTATAATAAACCACTGTGGCTCATATCCAAGATTTACGGTTGTGCTTGTTCCGTTGTGCGTAAACGACCCACAGCTAATCACATTGTCCGAACCAGACGCGCCAAAGCCTCCTGCGTCGTGGGCGAATAGGTAGGCGACGTAGGTTTTGCCATTACCATTGGTTACATTTCCATTGGCAACAGTAAAAACAGTGCTAGTCGGCGCTGTTGAATTAAATGATGCGGCAAAACTACCGGTGGTAAAAGCATCGGTAGCCTGTAAGTATCCGGCAGTTGTAGACGCCCCTCTATTCCATACAGACCATTGGCCTGCATCACTTGTACATTTGACAATTACGCAACCGGGAGTCGATCCCAGATTATGTGGAATTTGTCTCCCTGCAACATCATTCCCAGTCCACGTCACCACATCAAAGAACTTCTCAGCCTTGCGGAAGGTCCATGAGGCGAAAGTACTGTTGTTAGCGTTTGTGTCACCACCCAAACCTAAAGAAAAGCCGTTGTTATTAAATGATGTAAGCGTAAAATTGCTAAATTCATTTGCGTTAGTTGTGTTGCTATTAAGTCTGTTCCCCACGCCCCGTGCGGTGTCAAATAAAAGATGGTTTTGGGTTGTTGCCCTTCTCTTTGTCCAAACCATCCCGCCCTCACCCGCCAGATCAATCCCGTTGGTGATGGTCTGGGTAGATCCGTTGCCTGTGTAAAGGTACGTCGAGAAAACGTCCTCGATGTAGTTGACGTCGTTACTTACCTGAGAAGTGTTTGAGCTAAACATCGAACGCCCCTCAGACTGTGTAGTTCTGGCCAGCGTTGGAGCCGTACCAGTTTGTGCCGTCGCTGGTAAAGACATACTTGTCCAGCTTCGACGCAGTTGAAGTGATCGTTGGAGCCGTGCCTCCGGGCCACTTCACAGCCGCAGGCCATGTCACCGTGCGAGAGCCGGTGCCGTCTTGCTTGAGCAGCAGAATGAAACTCTTGCCTGCCGTAGCAGTCGGGAACGTGAACGTGCAGTTGCCAGTCAGCGTCAGAATCTGCACAGAGCCGTTCGCCAAGTCGATGGTGTAGGCTGTGCTGGTGTTGGCTGTAGCAACTTCTTCGGTGTAGCCGTTGGTGAACGTGCCAGCCTCGATGGTCTTGTTGGTCAGGGTCTGTGTGTCGGTCGTGCCGACCACATCACCAGTCGGGGCAGTCTTTCCGCTCCATGTCGTCAGGTTCGCGCTGTACGCTTGGACACTCGACCCAATGTCGCCAGTAACCAGCGTGCCAGGAAACGTCTGACCACCAACAAAGGTGATCGCGCCAGTCATCGTCCCACCGCTCAGGGCCAGATACCCTGCCGCCGGCAAGTACGCAGCAACCCACGCAGACCCGTTGTAGACGCGCATCTCATTGACGGTGCTGTTCCAATACAGGGCACCGGTCAGCAACGGGTTCCCGTCATTGTCCACAGTCGGGTCAGCCGACTTCGAGCCGAGGTACCGGTCATCAAAGCTGTCGTAAGACGCAGCAGCATCAGCCGCGGAAGACGCCGCAGATGACGCGCTGCTCGAGGCGGCCGAGGCCGAGGCAGCCGCATTCGATGCCGAGGTCGCAGCTGCAGCAGCAGACGCGGCGGCTGATGTTGTTGAACCAAAGATGGTGTCGATGTAGTTTTTTGTCGCGGCGTCCTGGGCATTCGTCGGATCACCCATCCCGGTGATCTTGTTGGTGCCCATCGCAATCGCGCCAGACATCGTGCCGCCAGCCAGGTTCAGCTTGCCATTCAGGAACGTGTCAGTCTGACTTTGGGTGTACGCATCCGAGATCCCGAAACCGGACAACGTCGTCGGGTTCGTTCCTGCCGTGATCCTGCCCCACTGATCGACGGTAACCGACTTGTAGGTCGATGCCGTGACGCCGGTCGTTGCCAGGTCAATCTCGTCTGCACCGACGACGATGCGCGAGCTTGACGCGGTGTTCACGTTCAGCGTGTTACCCGTCTTGCTCATGCCGGTGCCGGCAGTGATCTGACCAGCACCGGAGAACTGCGCCCAAGTCACCGCAGTCACGCCCAGCGTGCCGCCGGCAGACACCGTGCAGATGAATCCGTTGTTGCCGTTCGTTGTGCCCTGCTCGATAAACGTGAACGCGGCAACAAGCTCATTCCAGGTGTCGGCGTCAGTCGAGCGTGTCCAGGTGCTGGCTGAACAGACGTAGATGCCGTTCTGCGTCGCATCGGACTGGTTCTTGACCAGAACACGCTGGCCGGCAGTGACCGAAACGCCGTCAATCGTCTGCGTGTTCGACAGGCTGATGTTGGCGGTCGTTGCGACCAAGCACGACGCCTTGGCGTCAATGCCCTGCGCGACGTTGTCGACGTAACTCTTGGTCGCCGCATCGCCGTCCGCGGTCGGCGTCCCCAGCCCAGTGATCTTGTTGGTGGACATCGCCAACGCGCCGGTCAGCGTGCCGCCCGTCAGTGCCAGCCTGAGTGCGTCCTGAGCGTCAACGTATGCCTTGTTCGCCGCGTCGCCGCTGTTGGTCGGGTTGGGCAAGTTGGTGATGGTGCCGGCACTACCGGCATTCATGTCCAGATCACCGTTGATCGTGACGTTGTTGAACGTCGAGGTGCCAGACGCGGCGGTAATGTTGCCAAGAACTCCACCCGTTGCTGTAAGCGCACCCGTCAGGGCAAGCGTTGAGCTAAAGGTGACAGCACCCGTTACAGCAAACGTGCCGCCGACTGAGGCGTTGCCTTGCGCGGTAAACGCCTTTCCTGCCGGGACAGTAAGTCCAACTGTGGAGAACTGCGCGACGTTGACGCCGAGCACCGACATCCACGCCGAGCCTGAGCCACTGCGATACAGGCCCGTATTCGTCTCGTTCAGGTAGGACAAGCCTGGCGCGGAGACGTTGCCGTCCGCGATCCTGAACGGGGCCAGCATGCCTCCGGCGCCCGTGCGGGACAGCGAGTTCGTTAGTTCGTTGGCAACGTCCTCGAGCGTGTCGTTTGCCCAAGTCGACTCAATTGTTGTGCCTGGCACCACCGGGTTGCCGGCGGGCAGTGTATAAACTCCAGAACCGTTGCGTGGCATGTCAAAACTCCCTAATCATTCATCATTGCAGCGCCGGTTGCGCCGCCAAGGCTTGCACGACGACGAAGCGCCTCTTGCAACGCATCCTGATACTTGTACCCGCCAAGCAGCGCCCTTTGTGCTGTTCTTGAATAAAGCGGGCCGCCAAAAGTCATTGCGGCGCCTGCGCCTAATGCGGTTTTTACTGGACTTTTTATTGCTGAACTAATTAAGCCAAATTCAGCAAGCCTGTCAGCAGTGCCGCTATTTGGCGTGCGTGATTTCAAGATTGCTGCGGGATCAGTCAAGTCCTGCATGAACGCGGTGCCGCGACCATAATCATCGCCCTTTGACATTGCCTTGACCGCTCTTGTCAACTGCGATGGCGTGACCTCACCCGAGTCGCTGTACTTGCTTGCCCTTGCAATGCGCTTATAGGCCGCATAAGCCTTGTCTGTATCCTCAAGCTGCTGAGCCAAAGCAGGAGGAATTTGTCTGTTTCTGTACTGAGTCAGACTGTCTTCAATAGCAGTCAGGATTCGGCGTTCAGCCAGCGCCTCTGTACCCTGCATGCCAGCAAGATCACGAATGCGGCGGCTGATTTCAGAATCAAACGACTTATACGCATCACCGGGGATGAACGCGCCAATTTGATTTGGGCCTTGCTGGAATTTCTTGAAGAAGTTGTTGTCAACAAACTCAAGAATTCCGTCAACAGTTTCTCTGCTTGCCCTGTAGTTTGGATTGAGCGCGGCAGACAGAATTTCCTGCTCAAACTTCTGATCAGGTTTGAACACCATCATGTCAAGAGGCGCGTAAGCCTTCTTGAACTGCTTGCCTAGTTCATCAACGCCTTCGCGAGAAACTGTCTGTGTGACACCGCCAGGAGCAACCGCTCGATCAAATGCTTTTTGAACAAGTTCACCCTGCGGCCTTTGCCGAGCAGAGGTAATGATTTCACCGAGAACAGGAGAACTTTGCAGCGCCTCTTCTGCTTTGGCAATACGACCACCAATAAACGACCCGCGATCAACGCCTTGCCCGATTGTTGGCTGAACGCCCTCGCGCATTAACGTCTTTGCTTGTTCAGAAGGATTAATAGGGCCACCCAAAAGTTTCCCAGCGCCGCGGACAACGCCTTGGCCGATAAGACTTCCAATCGCGCCCTCTTTGGCAGCCTTCGCGCGATCTTCAGTTGCAAACGCGGCGGACAAGGCGGCATCAGAAGCGACGTTAGCTCCAACACCGGTCAATGTTTGAAGTGCTTTTGGAAGCATGGGGAGAACTTTGCTACCAACTTTGGCAGCGGCAGTTCCCGGCACCAAAAACATACTTGTTTCTGCGCCTATCTCGCCAACCTTCCCGGCTGTCCCAAGTTTTTCTTTTTCCTTCTTCCACCAATTAAGTTCTTCTTGCTCATCAGGCGTCAATTCACCGCCTGGGAACATGGATCGAACACCAAGATAGGCTTGACGAGCGGCCCCGCCAGCGCCGACTAGGCCACGCTCTAATGCGCTCATCTCATCGGCCGGGCTTAACTGCGTCGGCTGCGGCTCGGCACTTGCTTGAGCCGCCCGCGCACGCGCACGCGCCATTGCAAGAGCGCGCTGTTGCTCTACGGTCATTTCCATAACGCCCGCTCCTCCGGAGTCATATGTCTCCAAAGTTGAGGATCAACGCCGGGGGGCGGCATGTCGGAAGTAGACGTTTGATTGCCTTCGCCTCCGGCAACAATGTCTTGATTTAAGTGCTTGTACTTTTCTTGCAAAGAACGTAGCGCCTGAAGTGCGGCCATTCTTTCATTTACAGGGACTGTTCGATCACCAACTTTGGCAGCCATTTCCTTGTAGTTTTGCACGTCATAGTTTGACTGCGGACCTTCCATGCGAGGCACATTGGAAACTAACCATCCAGAAATGGTTTCAAGTTCAGCGGCTTTTGTTGCGCTTTCAGAGCTATACCCAACAACCCGCCCAAGAGCATCAACAGCAGAACCAACTCCACTTCCTGTCGGTCCTTGTTTTAATATGCCTTCCGCTTGATTGATTACGCTAAACAACTGATTGCTGCGGTTAATAGCGCCCTTTGCTTCTGCCTCGGACTTGGCTCCCAACCCGCCGCGAGCCTTTGCTTCTGCAATACTGCCTTGCAACGCAGGGTCAGACGCTGATCCAACAACAGGCTTTCCATCTACCAAAATTGGTGTAAGTACATTGGTTCGCGTATTAAATCCGTAAACGCCTTGCCCTGTTTGCACCGGCATGAAATAAGGCGAAGCACCAGACCCTCTAAGTTGAGCAAGTTCTCGACGCAAATCTGCTTGTTGATTAGCAAGGGTTTTCTTTTGCTCAAGTTCGCGCTGCTGCTGCGCTTGAGAAAACTCTTGCCGATCCGCAATCTCAGCCTCTCGAGACAACCTTGCGATCTGTGCTTTTGCACGATTCTCAGGCGACATCGCCATTGCGCGCTTTAAGAAGTGAGCCTGCACAGGAGCGTATTGCTCTCCTGCGTACCCAGCAGCAAGCGCATTCAACAGCGACATTCCACTATCTTCACCAGCGCCCTGACCTTCAAGCTCTGCAATCTGCTGACGCAAACGAAGCGAACGCGGCATTGTTGCCTGCATCGAATCCATCGCCAACGGCAACGCTCGCTGCGGTGCTGATTGCGGAGCAGGTTGAGGCGCTGCGGCAGGCATTTGCTGCGGCGTCATGTAAAGGCGCAGCCTTTCCTCTTCTTCAGGCGTCAGCGGACGCCCCTGAATCTGAGGATTCGGAACCGGGTACACGGTTGCCATCAGTATTCTCCAAAGTCCATCGCAGGCTCGTATGCAGTGCCGTAACCGGGCTGCCTACGACGACGCAGATCCTCAAGCATCTGACGTTGACGCTCATTCATGCCTTGCATTCTTTGGTCAACGCCAGCCTGCCCCTGCTTGGCGAAGTAAGCCTGACCGAGTTGCCCCAACGCCCCGGCAATACCAGGCCCGACGTAATGCTTGCCGATCATCTGGCCTTGCTGCGAGGTCATTGCATTTTGACGAAGCGCATCGACCATAGCCTGCTTGCGCTTCAGTTCGTCCTGCTCAGGGCGCATCGCGCCCATCTGCAACAGGTAGTCGTAGAGCATTGCATCGTTGTTCATCTCACAACTCCGAATAGTTGACCATCAGGTAGCCATTGGCGTGACGCTTGACTAGATCAGGTCGCACCTTCTGCACCTCTTGCGCCATCACGCCAACCTGGCGCTGGCCGAACATCGTGTACTCATACACACCAACGCCAATCGGGTGACCACCCACTTTGACGATGTTGGACTTCAGACGACGGTCAGAGAACATGAACGCGGCGCTGCCCAACTGCGCCGCACTACCGAGCAGGTTGTTAAAGCCTGCCTGCTGGGCGTTGTACGCGCCGAGCTGCGCGTCATAGCCCATCTGCGTTGCGCCAAGGATGTTTGGCGTCTCAGCCCGACCAGCTTGCACAAACGAAGGCATCTGCGGCATCTGAACCTGCTGGCCGCTCAATAGCGCATTCATCTCGTTAAGCGACATGCCGCGACGCTGCGCCTCTTCAGCAATCGCCTGCTGACGCAGTTGATTCTGATAGTTGGCGTATTGCTGGTTGAGAGACTGCTGCTGCGCAAGGGCCGCATTCTGAGCGGCAAGGTTGGCTTGATCCAACGACGCAGCCTGACCCAGTGCCTGATTCTGAAACTGCGCCGCGCCGAGGTTTTGCTGGTAGCCAGCCTGCGCGGTCCCCATCTGCATGTTGTACAGACGCTGCGCCTCGGCACCTGACGCATCCAGCGCGTTGAAACGCTCGGCGGCTTGACGCTGGCCCAACTCGGTCAGAGCGCGGTTGTATGCTTCAGACCCTTGAACAAACCCCTGATTGGCAAGTTTTGTCTCAAGTTGCCGCTGCTGATAGTCATGCACCGGCTGCATCTTTTGCATCAGTTGCGTTGCCACCGTGTCTCGGTAGCTCGAGTCAAACTGAGGCAATGAAGACCCAAAATTGAACTCTGTTGCAAGACCAGGCGTGTAGTCAGTCAACCCAGTGCCCAACTGCGCCGGCGCATTCAACTCTGCCATCTGAGGCAAGCCTGCGTAATCAAACGGCTGGCCATACTCGTTTGTCACACGATCCATAAAGCCGCTCGCCAATTGGCTGCGGCCTAATTGCGTAGACAATTGCGCATCAAGTGCGGATTGCAAGCCCGGCGCAAGGGTTGTGTTTTGCGTCCACTGCGTGACTTTGTCACCAGTTGACGGGTCAGTAATCCCTTGCGTGCCCCACGTCTGTGAACCAAACGGTGTATTGATTACCGGCCGATTGGCATAGTTCTGCATATTGAGAGCTTCTTTTGAAAGCTCTCCTTGCAGTTGTGCTGCGCCGACGTAATCAGGCGTGGCTGGTGCGCTTCCCTTGCCGCCCATGAGCGTTCTCCTTGAGCCAGCGGCACTCGTCCGCCCGCATTTCAAACATGTAGCAATCCACCGTCTCAGCGATTCGACGGAAACCTAATTTCTCGTTCATGTTTAGTGCGTCAGGCAAATCCTTGGGCGTCAGTCCGTAGACTGCCTCAACGCCAACCGTCACGAACGGGTACTCAAACGCGGCGCGCCACAACTGCCGCGTCAGCGAATGCGGACTATCAAACGCAACGTGCATCCAGCAACTTGAGTGCGTCCAAGCATTAAACCCAACCGCGCAGGCAATCGACCCGTCATCGCGCATCGAGGCAATCGTGCGCAAGTCAGTGCTCCACGGCAGGCGCGTGTGTTTGTTCATCCAGCGCCAGATGACCGGGTACTGCTCAGACTGATCGGTCACAAGTTTCATGCAAACTCACCACCGATCAAGCCGCTTGGCTCATTTTGCACTTGTACCGTTCCGTCTTTTGAGACAAAAACCTGGTAGGCATCGTCATTGCTGCCAACATTGATCAGGTACCCATTGTCGTACTCGGCCGCAATCGACGTGGCATTCGGAATACTGGCAAGAGTCTCCTCGGCCGCCTGCGAATAGCCTGACGGACCAGTCGGACTCGGGCTTGGTGCTGGTTCTTGGTTTGCAGTCTGTCCAGCCAACTGCACCAAATAAGCCCAATCAGCGTCTGTCTGCGGGCCGTAATCCTGCGACGCAGCCCATCGAATTTGCTCATCGGTGTAGCCGGCGTCCAGCATGTCCTGATATGCGGCAGCCTTATCGTCCGCAGTCTTCAAGTCATTAGGCAACGCATTTAGAGCGGTCAAATACGACCAGTCGTCATTTGTCTGTTGACCAAACTGCTGATTTGCGGCGGCGCGAATTTCAGCATCGGTGTAGCCAGAGTCAATAAGGCCGCCGTAATAATCAGCCTTCTGAACTGGAGTCTGATTACCGCTAGGCATCTGATTGCCTGCTTGGTCAAAGTAGTACATATTCGACGCCAGCATCGTGTTCTTATTGCCAGGACTCAATGCAGGCGGTCTGTACGACAACGTCTCTGGCGTGGAAAGACCGCCACTCCCAACTGACGTGAAATCAATCGGAGCACTGTTTGCTTTGTTGGCGCGCAATGTCACGCCTGGCGCTTGAGTCGCCTCTGGACTTGCTTCCCGCAGCGACTTAATTAGGCTTGACTGATAAACCCCGTCAGGCGTTCCAACGCGCCAGTTGCCTGCCCCAGTATCAACTGGGACACTTTGAAGGCCAGACGCCAAACCAGTCAAATAGCTCCAGTCGGCATCAGTCTGCTGACCAAATTCCTGATTGGCAGCATCGCGAATCTGCTGATCTGTATAACCAGAACCAATCAGACTGTTGTAGCTGTTCGCCTTGTCTTGCGCCGTGCTGCCACCAGTCAACCCACCAAAGTCAATCGGCCGCGAGTAGTACGTCGAATCCGCAGGGCCAGCAGAAATTCCTGTGGACTGCTCATCAGCAGTCAACGTCGGTGACGGGTTGAAGTAGTTGTCCCAGAACGCAGCATCTGACGTGTCTGGATAAATCCAGCCAACCGCGCCATGCAACTGATTTGCTTGGGCCTGCTGATCAGCAGTCAGTTCAGCCATTACATCACCCCACCCGTTTCAGTCAGCATGTGTGCCGACGTAAAGACTGTTGCCGGCAACCCGCGCACCTTCATCCGCAGAGAACCGTAATAACCCAACCCGGTCGTGCCATACCAACCCTGATAGGTGTTCTGGCCGACCCAAGTCGATGTATTCCAAATCCCTGCGTCCCAGATGCCGTTATCTTCATCGAAGAAGAACGGCGATCCTCCGACAGTATTAAATTGATACTGCGTATTGACGACCAACTTGACCGCAGGCGCGGCAGTCGCAATAAATATCGGACGCGCCATGCCGAACTTCTTGAGTTGCGCGGGCGTGCCGTAGTTCTGAAATGAGGTCTGGATTTCGCCCTCAACGTAGGTGCCGCCAGCACCGACAGAGTCAACGCCGTCCAGGTTGCCAAACAACCCTTTGGAGACAAGACCGTCGCTGGTGCCAAAGTACAGTTGGCCGCCAATGACAGACGCGCTGCGCATCGGCATTCCCAAGAACTGGCACCAGGCTCCCGTCGTCACGTTCATTGCGAACTGACGATAAGTTCCGCCATCAGCAGGCAACTTTACAACCAGCACGTCGGAGGTCGGCACCACAAAACACGCAAAGAACTTCTCATCGCGTAGGCGTCGAACCAGTGGAGCAAAGACCGACTGAATCTTGGACGCAGGTCCGCCAGACTGCACATCCTGCGAGTATTGACCCGTGATGAGTTTGGACATAGGTACCAAACCCAACTCGCTGACAATCATCACGTCACCGCCGAACGGCGTGAAGTAGGTGCCATGTTTAGGCACTGGGCCAACGTACCAGACACCTTTCAACCCAAACGTCGATGCGCTAGTTGGGTCTGTGCCTTCCCAAACGCCGACATCGCCCTCGGTGCCGACAGCGACTAGGTAATCATCAATTCCGAACCCGGCATCGACCGTCCAGTTAATCAGCGCAGAGACATAGCCACCGTTGCGCAGCGTCGATCCCATTGGGAAAAAATTCGCGCCGCCAGTGATCGCGTTGACCGTGTCCAGATACAGAACCTGCGAGTCTTCTTCAAACGTGAACCAGACACGCTGCTTCCACACGGCAACCGTGCGCACGTTTGTCGGCATGGAAGAACTTCCGCCAGGCGGATGCACTGCATGCGTTTGATCAACCCACCCGGTCGTCGTGCTGTACGTCCAATACCCAGCGCCAGGTGACACGGCCAAAAGAAACGTATCTGCCGGCGTGGAGAACTGCGTCGTCCACCACTCGTCCGCGTCGCTGCCAGTACCAGTAACGGCCACCACTGGCGTGCCGCCAGAAGTCACGTCATAAATGTTGCCGGCAGTCGCCATGAACACTTTGTCGTCAGCCGGATTCGGTGCTCGATATCCAAACACAGACTCAACCGACTGCGCAACGCCGCCAACCGTCACAGCATCTGAATACGCCTGGTATCCGCGACGCAGTTCAACGCCCTGTTGCTTGGGGATAAAGTTGGTCAGCACCAGCGCATCGGCTGGTGACATTGCGCTGATCGGATCACGCCAGTTCAGGCCGCCCGTTGGCGCAGGAACGACATAAGGCTGCGCAACGCTAGAGGCGGCCGCCCTTCGCGGGGTCTTGAAGGGAGCAAGCTGAACCAATGGCATGGTCAGACCCAGGCACGGTTGAATTTGATGTGCCCGATCATTCCTTCGGTAACACCAAACGTTCTACCAAGATCGGCGCGGGTGGCGCCTTCTGCTAACAAACTTTTAATTCTCCGAACTTGTTCGACGCTTAATTTTGCGCTAGGGTTTTTTTCGCCGTGATTGTTATATCGGCCCTTCCTGGCGCGGTCTGCCATATTTTCTGCATGCGTACCAAGAAACAAATGGTCAACATTGATGCAAGCTGGGTTGTCACAAGAATGGCAAACGCACATCATTGGCGGGATATCGCCGTGATGTTTTTTCCAAACTTCTCTATGTACGCGAGGGTATTTGTTATCCTTGCCAATTCGCCCGTAGCCACATCTATCAAGCGTTCCTGTAAAAATATGGCACCCGTTTGATTGAACATAGGTGTGAAACGCAACACGATCCCAATACGGAGCTTTTCTGGAAATCAAAATACACCCCCCATTCCGGTGTCAGGAGTGTTTACCAGCGGCTGGATGTACGGGAAGCGGAAGTCCCGCACCATCGACAGCACCGGAGCGCCCTTCTCGGCGCCCTTGCGATTGTCGAACGCGATCTGGAAGTCGCGCATCGCAGCCGCGCTATCAAGACCCTTCATCTCCAACCACTTCACGCGGGTGTACAGCGTGATCAGCGTGGCATCCAGCAACGCGATGTCGCCGTTCTTGGTGATGCGGTTTTTGTACAGCGTCGGGTCATCCTGATCCTTGACCCACGCCTGCGACAGATAAAAGAAGTTCATCGTCTGCGGCGCATCAGGGGGCGCCAAGACGTACAACTGGTTATCGCGTACCTGCCAGTAAAACGACAGCGTCGGCAGCGTCGTGCGGATCAGCAGTTGCTGCCACATCTGCGGCGACACCGGACCCAGTGACGGGAACTGCGTCGTCGCATTCCAGTTCGTCTGATCAATCCAGTCGAAGAAGTCTTCCGGCAGCGCGTAGCCTTTTTCAAGCTGACCGCTTGTGTCAGCCTGAATCGCGACCTGGTAGTTCTTGATCAGTTCCTGCCAGTCATACATCGACAGCAGTTCGATGCCGGCCATGTTGGCCGCTTGCACCATCTGCTGAACGGCAGGGTCTTCAGAACCGGCGGGATCGGACGGTACGGGGAAGGCCACCATCGAGGCCACGTTTTGAACGATGGCCGATAGCGTGGACTCGTTGACAATCTGAAAGGCCATCCCCGCAACTCCAATCAGTCAGCGTCTGCCGTCGCTGCTTTCTTGCCCATCTTGCCGAGTTGCACTTGCATCGCGTCAATCCGACTGGTCAACTGCTCAATCGTCGCATCACGCTCTTGCAGTGCAGCGTTCATCTTCTCAATCGGCGCATTGTTTGCCGCCACTTCCATGAACGCCTTGGCACGCGCCTTGTCACCTTGGAAGCCCATGAACTTCTGGCCCAGGTTGTCTGCCGCCTCGGCCAGTTGCTCAATGGTCGTGATCTTGAAGAAGCGATACTCTTCGACCTTGCCAGGCGTCATGCCAGGCATCGCCGTCAACGGCGTGCCGCTGACTGCTTCTTCCTGACCCGCCTTCCACTTGTTGTAGCGTTCAGCAAACCGCTCTGCATCCATCGCGGTCACAGGACGCTCAATTACGCTGGACTTGTCGCCCGGCGTGTGGATGCGGATGTAATCAATCTCGTCATAGATCGCGCGGCCAGCGTCTCGAGACTTGGCATCGTGCTGCATCGGCTTGCGATAGAACTCAACGTAAAGCCGATTGTCATACGCATACCGCGACTCATCAGGTCGCGGTACCGGGATCTCAGGAAATACAGTGGGTGTCGTGGGTTGCATGAAATTATCCTTTTATGAATTAAACGCCGACGCCGTCGCCGTACTCGACTTGCAGGTCTGTGCCTGGTGAGCCGCCGATACGACTGCCGCTGATGCTTGCGCCATCCGCGCCGGTAAGGCCGATACCCTCGCAGACTGCGCCAGTTGCCTGACTCGCTGCGGTGTCAACAATCGCGGGCGCACTCGCGCTAACCGCGGCACCGTAAGTGATTGCCATGTCAAAACTCCTTCAAAAAACCCGAGGGAGTGGGCCAGCCCAACCCTCGGGAAAGGCTGACCCACGACGGTCCACCAAAATCAGTTTTGCATGCGGCCTTGGAACTGAGCGCCGGACGCGCAAAGATTTCCAGCCCATGCCAGGATTTGGACTTCCGCGTCCTGGTTGATGGCATACCGACGATTCGGCGACAGCGGGACCATGTTGCGGTCCTTGTGCGGGCGCCATTTCAGGTACTTGGTATTCAGGAAGAAGCCGGTATTGGCCGGGCAATAGCCACCAATGCCGCCATCCAGAACCACGTCAGCGTCCATAAACTTAATGGACGGGAAGCCGAGGTTGCCGGTGTCGGGGCTGGTGAAACGCTGCTGCGCCTGGAGCGAGGCCAGATACAGCGACCAGTAGTTGGTGTCCATGACGATCAGATCGACACGGTCAGAACCACGGGTGGTCTGCGCCCACAGGTTGTTCATGCCAGCCTGGATGTTGCCAGAGGTCGCATTGCCGCCGGTTGCGGTGCTGAAGTCATACAACTTCGAGCGCCAGAAGGTCCAGGTCGCACGGTCGATGCCACCATAGGTGCCGGTGGTCGGGTCGCTCGGTACCGCAGCGTTCAGACCAGTCACCTCTTTGCCGCCCGAGCCGGTGCCGTCCGAATAGATCGAGGCAGACAGGTTGTTTGCCATCGTCGACTCAGCAACATTCAGCCGAGCCTCAAGCAGGTCGATGAACTGCTCTTTGCCGCTGTTCTGGAGCATCTCCAGGCCGCTCATAACGACCGGGACAGCGTACTGCTTGATCTGGAACTCGGCGGCCGAGATCACGTCTTGTGCAGCGACCGGCAGGAGGTCATACCCGCTGTAGAAACCGCCGTTTGCGTTTTCAGCAAACGAAAGCTCTTCCAGGATGGTGTTACCGCCAGAGATCGTGCGGACATTGCCGCGCTGGTTCAGTTTCGCCAGGATGGCGTTGTTTTTGGTGACGTTGTCCGCGATCTGACGCGAACGATTCTGGATCGTCGTTGCGACGATGTCCGAGACATTAGGAAATGCCATGATGAAAACTCCATCTGAGTGTTGGCTACGGGCTTGCGCCCACCTAGTTCAGATGCGCCTACAGACCTATGACAGTCCGGTCTTGTCGTAGGTGGGACGCCCTTGCGGCGTCTCCTGCGAGCTTTCGGTGGCTGGCTGGTGCTACGGCACACCACAGGCGGATTTCTCCGCCAGTAGTGTCATTATAACCACATTATCTTGCGGTTTGGACAATCGCCGCTTCAATTGCCGCGCGAACATTTGTCGGGTCTTGTTTCAGGCCGCCAACCGGCGCCCCGCCCGACACACTGACCGCTGCCGATCGCGCCCGCTGCGCAGCCTGTGTCTGCTGCTGCGCGCCCTGGTTCTTGGCCCGCTGCGAGATCACAGTGCGCACGTTGTCGTTCAGCATGCACGCCTTCTTGTAAGCGTCGAGTAAGGAAATGTTCTGCCCGCGCCGGCTTGCCGACTCAATGATGTCGGCCATCTCTTCGCGCACGTCATTGCCAAACTCGGCGCGCTCCAGGAACGTATTGACCTCGTTCTGAGCCTGCTGCGTGACCCGCTGCTCCTGAGCCTGCTGGGCCTGCTGGAACTGATTGAACATCTGCTGCATAGGCGCCAGGCGCTGATTGAGCACCTGATCAAGCGCGGCCTGCTGCGGGTCCAATGCCGGAACCTGGCCCACTAGGGCGCTGTCCAGCATTTCGATAAAGCCCTTACCAAACCGACCAACGCCAAACTGGTTTATGATGCCGGACACCAGTTGCGCAAGCTCCGGCGCCGTGCCGGTGCGCAAACGCGCCGCCGTACTCATCAGGTTGTCGATCGCCTGCAAGGCGTTGCTGTTCTCGGCGCGGATAAAACCCTCGTACGGGGCGATCGTCTTCATCACCGCGTCGTAGCCCTTGCGCGCCTCGGCAGACTCCTGCAAGACCCGGTTGCGCTCGACCTCAAGGCGCTGCACCTCAGCCCTGACAGGCTCAGGCAGTTGCGCCCAATGCTCGCGCACGTCAGGCCGCCAGGATGCCGGCGCCCTCTCGCTGTTCTGCTTTGGCCCAGCTTTCGGACCCGGCTGAATGCCTTCTTGCTCCTTCGCCTTAAACCGGCCCTGTTCATCGCGATCGCGACTTGGTTCCTCTTTGGCGCCTTCAGCCAGCGCGTTCAGGTCTTGCTGCGGTTCTGCTGGCGCGCTTTCTGCTGCTGGTTCCGAGACTGCCGCTGGTTCCGGCGCTGGTTCCGGCGCGCTGACTGGCTCGTTGACGACTTCCGGTTCTGAAGAGTCAAACGCGGCCTCGATCTGGTCGCGCATTGTCGTGGGTTCACTCATGCTTATCGCCTTTGTAGTTGTGAAATCGCGCGCTCAATGTCACGCCGACTGAACGTGCCGCCACTCTGCCGGTAACGGTCACGCTGCTCTTGCGCCTTGGACCACGTCTCTTTGAAGTCGTCCACGGTCGCCAGATTGTTCAACTTCATGTATTCGCGGTGCTTGGCCCGCGTACTGATGTCGGTGCCGTCAGTCGCGCGCAGCCCGTCATAGCTGCGATCGCCCCACAACGCGCCCGAGTCGTTGTGATGCTGTGGCTGGTAGTCGTCAGTGATCTCGACCAGTTCGCCATTGATCTGGACGTAGCGGCGGCGTGTCATGTTGTGGTATCCTCAACATCAAAGGAGAATGACATGCACGAAGTCATTGTGATCGTTGACAACCGCGTCGTCCGCGCGCCGCGCAAGGTCTGGTCGGCCATGCTTGAGGCGGCATCTTTAATGATCGACACAGGCGACATGTATCCCCACTTAGAGAGCAAACTTGGCGTCAAGACACTTGACGCCGTGAAGCAACTCAAAATCGACCTGGACGATCAAAACTGCTCTTCCTCTTGACCGCGTAGCGCAGATACAAGGGCAGCGGTTCCGATCCCAGCGGCGCCAATCCCGTAAAGCGGGTGCGTGCCGCGTACCAGGCTGTCGCGCACAACGTCTTCTGGTTTCTTGCCAGTCACTCGAGCGGTGCGCTCAATAGCCTCATTGACGTGCTGAATCATCGGCTTGCCAGGCACGCCTTTAAGTCCCTTCCACGTCACGTCTTGAAAGTTGGCCGGCATGACGCCCTCGGCCTTAGCCAAGTCGTGGATAACCTTTTCAAACACACCGTAAGAGTCACCAGGCGGGACAAGCAAGCCCGGCTTAAACCCGCCGCTCATCTGCTCATCAATCGTTGCGCGATCGCGGTGGCCTAAGAAGTTCCCCGAAAAATCAAATCGTTTCGGTGTCTTCGTTGCTTGAAGTCCGGCGCCTTTGTTGATGACTTTGTCGTACATCGCCATATTGCCGGACGCGAAGCGGCCACCAATCGGGTACGGGAACTCATACGCCGCGGTCGGTTGTGCGACGCCTTTTTGCCGCAAAAAATTTCCGTATGCGGACATCAGCAGATTGGCCGTTGGATCGGCGCCGCCAGTCGTCGCGGCCATCGCATCAGCGAACCGCTCCTTGAACATCTCGCGGCCTTTCTTCTCGCCAAACTCCTTGACGAACTCGGCCTCAAGTTGCCCCATCGCGTACCAGTCTTTGGCAAGAGGATCTTTGCTGCCTTCTCTGAACGCTTGGGTCAGTCGCGCGCGAGCTTCTGGCGTATCGAACTCAGTGACGTACTTATCAATGGTGGCTTGTTTTTTTGGCAGCGCATCAGTAACCGTCCGTCCTTCCAGCGGGTACTTTGAGGCGTCTGCGTAGAACCGATCCTCAACTTTAAAAAAAGGCGTGTAGTTCCCGGCGTCAATGTCTTTCTGCGCGGCCTTTCTCGCCTTCTCGACTGCCTGCGCCTCTTCAGAGTTCTGCTTTTGCAAAAACTCTTTCCCGGTTTTCTTATCTTTGGCAAGAACTGGGGGCGCGGTGTCTGGGTAATTTTCCGCAACCTTTTCCATGTCATAGCCGACATCGGACGGTTTTTTGCGTAACGCCTTTGCTGTCACATCCGACTTGCGCAGCTTATTGATCCCGCGCGTGACACCGCCCACGATCGGAATCGCCCCCAGGCCAGATAAGCCCATTCCCAGGATGTCTCCCTCGCGCCTGGCACGCTCGAAGTCGCGGCCGGCTTGCGCCGTGCCAACGACAGGCAAAAACCCGGCACCAATATCCAGCGCGATGTCCGCAAGATCCTGATCCTGCGGTGTGTCTAGCGCCACCATGTTGCTGCCGCGGCGGCGCAACTCGTTGATGATTGCTTGCGCGTCCATGACTGTCCTTTACTGAACTGGTGGCTGCATTGGCCCCTGCGGCATCGGGCCTTGGGGCATTGCCGGCGGCAGGTTTGGCTGCGGCTGGTTGATGCCCAGCATGCGCCGAGCAACTGCCAAGTCCATCGCCTGACCCTCGGCCTCAAGGTTCGTTTTCTTGGCCTTTGCCATTCTCTCGGCGGCGCCGGCCTTTTTCTCTTCAACCTGCGCGATCTGCATTGGGTTGGGCTGCGGCGACTGAATGCCCTGCTGCTTCAGACCCGTGATCGCCTGGTCAAGCACTGACTCAATCTGCGTGCTCACGCGGAACTTGCTGACCGCCCACTGCAACATCGACAGCAATACGGGCGCAGCACCTGGCACCTGTTGCGCCATCGGCGCCACCTGGGACACGAACGCGCCGAGTCCCTGCATAAACTGCACGGCGCTATCCCTCTCAGCCGCCCAGTCCAGTGCCGCCATCGAGTCCGCTTCGATGTTGATCCGGTACTCGGACATCTCTTCATCTTTGAGCAACTGGATCGCCTGCATCGCCAGCGGCGCATCCGGCGTGCGCTCGATGTTGCTGCGCTTGATGATCGTCTCCGGTTGCCAGTGCTTGCAGATAATCTCGGCCTTGATCCGCAACGCCTGCGAGATCCAGTCAGCGATATAGAACTGCATCAGTTGCACGCGCGTCGAGCCGAACTGCGCCTTGATCTGCTGCGCCGTTGCAGTCTCGCTGGCCTTGGAGCTACCGCGCATCACGTCCGAGATGCCTAGCACCTCATAGATCTGCATGACCTTGTCTTGCCGGTACTGGCGCAACTGGTTGATCGCGTTAACGACCTGCTCGATCGGTGCCCAGTCAACCTGACCCTTGATGCCGCCCTTTTCTGCAAAGAGTGCCCAGTTATCGACCGGAATCAACTGATTCTCCGCGCCCTGCGAGAACATGCGCTGGATACCGTCAGCACTCTTGTCATACACGCCGACGACCTTGGCCGCGCGCGTCAGCCAGGTGATGCGGGTATTGATTTCGTCCAACTCATTGAACTGGTCCTGCGCAAAGATGTAGTCTGCGCGGGGCATGAAGTTGGAACTGGTGACGTTGGCCGCGACAGGCTTGGGACACGGGAAAAAGTTGTCCAACCCCAGTGGGTCATCCACAACGTCAAGGATCACGTCAGCACCGCGTGCGTACCAGTACACCTTGCGGTGGTCTTTGCACCAGATCTCAAAGACTTCAGCCTTGCTCCACGGGTCATGCTTGACGGTCTGGTCATTGACGCTGTCGCTTTGCTTGCGGTTGCCCAGCGGGACAATCCGCGCAATCTCTTCACCGAACCGCGCCTCGAGTTGGTCCTTGGTCATAAAGACGCGGCGCGCGACCCACCGCACTTCCGGCCACACCCGCGCCGGCGACCAGTAGAAGTCTTCCCAGTAGACGTAGTCGCAGCAGGCGTCTTCGTCCGTAATCCGCTCGGCCTCCTGCGCTGGGACCAGTTCCTCACCCGTCATCGGGTCCAAGACGGCCTCGATCATGTACGGTTCAGTCTCGACCTCATACCGCAGCCAGATCTGACCCAGCCCCACAATCAGCCAGTCCTCAATCCCCTGCCGGACTGCCGCGTCCCACTCCGAGACATCGTCATCAAAGCCGCGGTTCAGGATGCGCTGCAACATCGTCCCCGCAACCCGCGCCACGTCATCCTCATAGTCCTGAAACGTGCGGCTCACGTCAGCCTTGGGTGGCCGCGCGTAGAGCATCGAGAGCAGCACCTTCATCGTCGACCAGAACAGGTTGACTTTTGACTCGTCATGTCCGTACGCGTCACGCTTGTCCAGGTATCGCTGCGTGATCCGGTTCGCGTCCTGGTGAAATTTCAGCAACTCCTGACGCGACGCCTCAATCTCGGTGCCCCACCGCTGCGCCAGCCCAGCCGGCGAGTTGTCAAAGTCGCTCTCGCTGACTAATTTGCTTTGCGTGTCCATCATCCAATCCTTTGTGACGCCTGTGGCCCGCAGTCCCAGATGTCATTAAGCGAAAACTGGTAACTGGCGCTGGTAATTGGTGCGATTGTAGTATTTGGTTGTGCTTTTCGCGACACTGGGCGCGCAGCAAGCGCCAGGTACCTGAATGCGTCACTCGCGTGCGAGTGCTGGTCATGCTTGGGCTTTGAGCGAAACGACTGCGTGCGCTCGTCCCACTCCCTCATGTACGCGCGCAAGTGCTCAAGGCCGTCATACGTTCGCGTCTCGTCAAACCAGCACTTGGGCAAAACAAGTCTTGCCGCCTCAATGCCGTCCTGTAACGACATCTCAGGGACCAGGCTCGGTCGAATCCCATTAGCCAGGAACTGTTCAATAATTGACTTGCCCGTCTGCAAGCTCTTGGCCTTGGCGTCATGGGGCAGGTACACGGTTCCAACGCGATAGGGGCGGCTCTTGACCCAGTCGATGTAGTGCTGGATCGGCTGGTTGTCATCCTCGTAAAACTCGACGATCTTGTAGCCGTCTGGCGCCTCTTGCCAGCCCCACCAACTGCATGAGTCCGTGTAGCCCAAGTCCGCCACCAAATTGACCGGAAACGCCGGGTCAATCAGCAACTCCTTGACGCGCCCCTCGTCATACGCGGCCCCGACCAGCTTGGCGTAGTAGGCGCCCGGCACCGCCGCATCAAATGAGCACTCATACTCAATCGCATACGCGTCCTCGGTCATCTGCGCCTTCGCGTCGCGCAACTCGTCCGGATGAATCAGGTTCGTTTTTGATACTGGCAGTTCTAATAAGAGGTGGGTCTTTGGATTTATCCTGGCCTCTTCCCTGAGATTCCAGAACATATTCTTACCAGCCGGCGTTCCCGCAAATATCGCCCAACCGCGGCGGTCTGATAATGCCGGCCTTAATACCGAATACCACGCACTCGGGCGAATTTGCCCGACTTCGTCTAAAACCACACCATCAAAATACATACCCCGCAGCGCGTCATAATTATCCGCGCCGGCAACATATATCGTTGAGGTGTCTTTGTGACCATTATTGATGGTCAGCTTTAATTCGGACTCATTTGGCGGCTTTGCCCAAAAATCGCGCGTTAATTCCTTCAGATAATTCCACGCGACCCGTTTCGCCTGGTCCCGCTGCGGGGCCAGGTACGCAAACTGCGGCTTTGGCAGCGCCGTCTCCAACGCCCCGATCACCAGGTCCGCGCACATCGCCACCGTCTTGCCCGCACGCCGGTGCGCCACGACCGTCACCCACCGCTTGCTGCGGTTGTGCAACGGGTGAAAGACCTCGCGAGGCTGGTATTCGGAGAGCTTCAATGCACACTCCTGTACCAGTCATCCTGCGCCCTGATCGCGGCCTCGAACGCGCCCTGCTCCGTCTCAGAGACCCCAACAAACGCGACCCCGTCAGGCGACTCCCACAACCACGAAATTGATCCGTCTGGATTGTCCAAGACCTGGATGTCAATCGTGTCCATGCTGCGGGATTCTCAATATGGCTGGTGGAGGTTACTGAAATAGGGGGGAGGGACCCGGCTCAGGCATGGCCCCCGCCCCCGGCTCGACGGGGGG